TGAATCCAGTCAATCTGCTTTTCATACTCATGGGCGTTGGTATGGTCAACACAGTCATCCATGATGATGAGGTCAGCACGGGCACCGTAGATATGTCCACGAATACCAATGGCTTGCACCGTTGGGTCCTTCTCACCAGAGTTACGAGCCTCTGACGATAGGTAAATTAAGTCCTGCTTCCATGAATCAGAATTCTTTTCAAATCCGCCTGGAGGTCCAAAGGCGAGGTGTAAATCCTGATAACGAGGATGGGTGAGTCTGTTCTTAATGGAGAGCAGGAACTTTTGCGCCATAGCCTGTGTCTTGGACACAATCAGGATTCTGATGTTAGGGTTTTGGCAAATCTGGTACACGGCATAGTTGACTGTGATAGTCGTTGACTTGGCGTGTTCTGGTGGCGTATTGACAATCAGTAGGTCAGGGTCACCAGGCTCATAGGTAATGCTAGGGTGTATCTCGGAGGGGGGTGTACCCTCCAGCAAATCAATCCAATGTTTCTGATGTGGAAAGACATCTACACCTAAGTACTTGTGAGAAAATTCTGGGAACGGAGGCAGAGGTATCGTACCTGTCTGGAGTTCCCCGCGTTGGGTCATAGACCGAACTTTGTCTATCTGGGTGGCAAAATCAGGGTCTGTCTTACGGTAGTATTCGTAACTCTTGACCGACCGACCAACTGAGTCCATAGCCTTCTGGACTGACATGCCTTCCATTAAAAATTCTATAATCTGCTTTTTGATAGCATCCGACTTATGGGATGCAGCAGTAGTTCTTTTTCTTTCCATAGGCGTAGTAAGCAGCGCGACAAGATATAGAGCGCTGCAGTATCCTTTCTAACCGAAGCCGTAGCCCCAAGGCGAAGGCGAAGGTTAGGGCATACTATAGGGGGCAACCTAGGCGGTTGCCTTAGCACTAGCGGAGGGGCGAATATAGCGTTGCCCCTCACTATACTATTAGGTGTCCGAAGCCACCTAATTGGACATCTTTTTTGAATATATTTTTTGTTGCCTATGTCACTTTACATAAGTGCTGGTCAGAACCCACTTCCCCAGGATTATCAAACTTATACGGGTAGATACACATACACACATACACACGCATATTTAAAACCCTGGGGTCGCTGACCCCTGCAAAGTCTCCTCAAGATGCACATCTTTTGAGCACCCCGCTTTCTTGTGTCTTAAGAACTAGGAGGTGAGAGCGCTAGACCTTGCAAGGGCGACAACTCTCACCCCTCCTCCTTGCATCGCGGGGGGCGCATCGCTTGCCTTGCTTGCTTGCGTGTCTCACATATTGAGACAAGCGCACACATGCGGTATGTGATGCAACTCACAAAAATAATTTGGAAATGTCCGATTTGTCGGTTGACACCGCATGCATGCGCCATGATTTGATTCTCTCATCGCTTAAGTCACAAGGGCTTAACCGAGAACAGGAGAAGAAGAAATGACACAAGCACAAGCAAACAAGGCAACAGGCAAGGCAAACAAGACCGAGGCACTTTCAACAATCACCAAGGCGCTAGAACAGGCGCACGAGTTGATTAAGACAGAAACAGGAGCGCCACGCGCCACGATTCTCGTCACCCGCGACATGAAAGGCAAACTCGCACATTTCACTCACTACCAGCCATGGCAGGTAAACGGCGAGGGCTTTAACGAAATCGCATTTACCGCCGAGATGTTCGCCAAGGGCGCGGATTTCGTTCTCGGTGTTCTATTGCACGAGGTCGCTCACTCTCTTAATTTCGCCGAGGGCGTTAAGGATTGCAGCGCGAATCAGTACCATAACGCCAAATTCAAATCCCGCGCCGAGTCTCTCGGTCTTAAGACAGTGGAGGTTAAGGGCAAGGGGCACGCATGGACAGAAATTACCGAGTTTGGAATCAAGCGATTTGCCAAGGCGCTCAAGGTCATTGAGACAGCCCTAGAAATCACAGCAATTTCACAGGATAAGGCTAAACCTAAGAGTCGCAACACGAACTTAATTAAGGCTCAATGCGATTGTGAGAACACCATCCGCCTAAGTCGCACAGTCTTAGAAATCGGTGTGACATGCAACGCATGCGATGAGATTTACAAGGAGGCATGACTTAAGACAGAAAGCCCCCGCCCGATAAGTCGGCACAGGTTCACGACCTACGGGGGCACGATGTGACCAACATCACATGGGAAATGATTGACAGGCTCAATCCCCGCGTGAGATGGTTACACCAAGCAAGACCACAACAGGCACCGCGCAGGTTGTGTATTAAGACAGGAGAAAGAACATGACAACACCAGCACAAGACCAATTCGTGGAGGACTACCTCCTCGTAGTTGATAACGAACGCGAGGCATACGATGAAGCGATGGAGATTGCCAAGAGTGGCGACATGGTTCAGGTATCGGAGAAGATGCGCGAACAGTTTGAGACATACATCACAGAGGTTGCAGAACGCGAACGCGAGGCAGGGCACGAGGTCGGGGCGCTCCTAATCTCTCAACTGCTCCTTAACTGGGGGTCGGATACCTTTGACAGAATCGCCCGCCACTTTATAGATAAAGACTAATCGGACTTAAGACAGAACTAAAAATGTGATTAACATCACAGCCCTAAACCATTGACAGATGGCGCATGCTCACGACATGATTAGGGCACAAACAAGGCGGGAAATCCTCGCCTTGTTTATTAAGACAGGAGATAGACAGATGGAAGCAAGATACATGATGGCAGATGCTTACTCAGCACTCAGCCGAGCAGGTATGGACAAAGCAGAGTTTGAGGCAGAGATTAACAACTGCAAAGACTCAACCGATGCCTACCGAATCGCCCTTGGCTGGCGCAATAAAGCAGAAGCCAAGATTGCAAGCGGAAAGGTTGTGGCTTAAGACATGAAGATTAACTTTAACCTTTACGGGTCTAGTGGATACATTTCTAACAACACACTAGATGAGATTGAATTTGAAAGATTCCGCACCATCGCGGAAAGTTTCAAACAGGTAATTAAGATTGAGAAAGTTGAGTCTTAAGACAGAAGAATAAATGTGATGCAAATCACAGCCTCAAATGCTTGACGAGCACGCGGTGGTCATGCCACCATTGAGGCACTGGTAACAATCCCGTTACCTACAAGCACAGGAGACAAAGCACATGAAGAAAGCAGAACTCAAGCCAGGTGTTGCTTACTATGCAACCTCTCGCAATAACCGCATGGATACATATCACGATTCATGTTTTAAGACACATCAACAGCACAAATCTAATCGCTACTATGTAATCTTCAACCCAAGCGGAGAGCCAGCGACTGGATACAGAAGCCCAAGCGTTATTTATATGACCAACTGCCAGACATACGGGTTTGATTGCCCGACTCATGGCAAAGATGGCAAACTCAACTGCTACCGCACAGACTTCCGACTCATGGACATCCGCGATGAATACTGGTCAGTAATAAAGCGCATGATTCAACGCCGTAAAGAGCGCCCAACCAAGGACATCAGAGCCGAACGCCTACGCCGTATCGCCGACCGCCAACGACAGGCAGACGAGGCACCAATCAAGGAAGAATTCTATCGTGTCTTAAGTCAGATTACAGATAGTTACTGCCACTCATACGACCGCCTCGGTGGATTCACACCCGACCAGATGCAGAAGATAACCGAAGCAATCAAGGCAAGCATGCCAGCGGTCATGGCGGTGGCATCGTGACCTGCATTGAGTGCGAAGGAGACGGATGCACCAAGTGCACCGCTTTCTGTGGAGATTGCCTAACACCGCTAGAGAATTGCGGGTGCAAACCATGAGACTTAATAAGCGAGGCAAGCGAGTGCGAGCCGTAATTATTTATGTCTTAATACTTACCGCCCTCCTTGCAATCACAAATGCGATGGGTGTATGGGATGTATCCGAATCATGCCTAGTAGAACAAGTCGGATGTCCTGATGGGTATCCTCGGTATTAAGACAGAGTGTGACTAACAACACATGCAAGATGCTTGACTTACTATGCCAACGAGTGGCAGAGTAATCACTACCAACTAGACAGGAGAACAAAATGTCAGAAGAAAAAATCACAATCGCAGTAGAGATTAACAAGCAAGAACTATGGGATGCAGTCTTTGGTTCAGCCTTTGAATCCTTTGGTACTCATTGGCACGAGATTGAATACCTTGGCGATACATCATGGGATGTAATCGGTCAGGTCAGACTTGTCGCAATAGATGAAGTCTCATTACTTAAGACAGAAAAGATAGTCGGCATTGAGGAACTAGCCTTAGCCCTACCTATCGCCAACAAGCAGGTATCTATGGACTTGTTTGACTTTGAAGATTACGATGCTATCTGCGGTGATGCAGTGCTACAGGTGGCTGTACTTGGAGAGGTTGTGTATGGATGAACTCACTAGAGATGAAAGCCACACGCACCCTTGCTAAGCGGGCAAGAGAGCAACGCAACGCCAGCACAAATGACCAAGACTTTGACTACTGGCATGGGATAATGGAACAGTACGAAAACAAACTACAGACAGGAGAAAACAAATGAGTGAGCCACGCTACCTAGAAGGTGACGATGTTGCCTTAGGTATCAACCAACCATGCGATGTATGCGAAGCAAAAGATGGGGAGTCACACTGCGATTGCGGTAACTGCGATTGCGGAGAGCCTGACCCTGACAGATTACATGACGAGATGGGAGAACAGTAAGATGGCAATACATGAGGTAGAACTAACAGGAACTACACAGTTAGAAGTCGGAGCATTACTTAAGACAGAAACTGCTTACGACAAAGACATGAACCTTACCTTTGATGGCGAGGAGATAAGAGTTATCCTGCATTGGGATGACCATGATGGCTTTGAGATTCAATGGCTTGACCTTGAAGGCAGATGGATTAGTGCGCCATGGTGGGCAGATAAGATAGAGGAAGATGGCAAGATGTCAGTTGGATTCTTTCTTGATTCATTGGAAGCACACACCAAGAAGGAGACACCATGACCATCCTTATGCAATGTCTAGGTTGTGGCACAGTAGTGACCAACCCCAAGGTAATGAACTACATGTATGAGAAGTGTGATTACTGCACAGATAAGCAGAAAGAGATGGAAGAAAAAGCAATAGATAGTTTCTTGCATGCCGAAGCCGAGAGAAAGTTGGACAGTAATGCGTAATGACTTAAGACAGATACACCCACATGCCCGACTGTGGATAGCAACAGTAATTATCTTAGGACTAATCTTAGTTCTTAAGCCAGCATCAAAGTTCATGGCACCACCACATGGCAAAGTGATTGCTTACTATCAGAACGATTACCAACGCTATGCCTTAGACAAGTTGATAGAGCAAGACAACATGGAAGAATACTCATGCCTCTATGAACTGTGGATTAAGGAGAGCAACTGGCGACCGAAGGCATTGAACAAGTCAAGTCATGCATCAGGTATCGCACAACTTAAGCCATCAACATGGAGAATCTTAGGTCTTAAGCCAGCAACAGACGGCTACAAGCAGGTAGATGCAGGGCTTGCTTATATCAAGCGACACTACGGAAAGAACGGCGGTATCTGCCGAGCATACGCACACCACTTAGCGATTGGCTGGTATTAAAATGTTTAAGATTAAATTCTTTCGTGTATTAAGTCAGAGTAAGCCACGCTATAAAGGTACGGACACAGTTAGTTATCAGTTAAGGTACGACCCTAAGATGTGGCAAGGTGCATCGTGTGCTGGTATAGATACGGAGTTCTTCTACCCACCGCAGGATAAGTTTGAACCAGGTGAGGCAGAGTTACTCAAGCGTATCTGTGTTGACTGCCCAGTGATGGAAGCATGCCTTGAGTGGGGCATAGCCATGGAAAGGTACGGAGTATGGGGTGCGACCACACCCTTTGAACGCTTTGCTATCCGCAAGCGCCATGGCATTATGGTCAATGACCCCCAGCATAACCCGTGATATAGTTCCAAGGTTCACCAGCCCCTACGAAGGGGAAGCGTGGAGGTTGGTGAACATAGACAAGCCCATCAGATTCTCTCCTGTCTCTGGTGGGTTTCTCTATGTATTAAGACCCAACTCTTTAGCCAACATAAATACTTCATCACTTAAGTCATCAAGAGTTCCATCGTTATAGATAACATGACTAAACATATAGTTATCCATAGCATGTTCAGATGGATGTCCATTAACAGCGCTGTGATTCTTGCGGTTGATACGCCACACAGTTCCGCCAAGTTTCTTGATTGCCTCTGCCTCATTAGGAAAACGCACATCACTAATAACAACACGGTCATCCTGTCTTAAGTCAGACATTGACATCTTAATCCACACATCATTGCCAATCATCTTGCGCCCAAAGTCAGTGCCCAGTACTTGTAATAGACGGCGAACTTCTGGATTCTGCTTGGCTATATCCCAGCCATAGTCATCTACTAAATCAGATACACGAGTGATGCTATCTAACTTAGGGTTGATAACCTGTAGCGCATGGCGCATCGGGTCAGCAAAAGCACGGCGTTCGTATTCGTAATTAAGACACAACAAATTAGCCGTTGCATCTTTACCTGATTGTGCGTATCCACTCAATCCAATTATCATTGTTCATCCACCTTATCTGGTTTGCGGTATCTACGATTGTTCCACTGTGGTTGCTCACCACCGAGTCTCTCTTGTAACTTAGTAAGCGCACGAGACACACGCTTACGGATAGCCTCATCACTAACCGAATACTCAAGGGCTAGTGCATCTATATCCATGCCACCATCTGCGAACCTACGATTCAACAGCAACTGGTCTTGCTCATTTAGTTTCTTAAGACCGAACGCCACATCAGATAGCATAGCCTCACGATTCATACCCTCGCTAGGTTTACTAGATGTAGAGATGAACTCATCTCGTGGTGTAGATGATGCAGTCCATGACTCATACGCCCACACATCTTTAAGTAACTCTTGCAGTATCTCATGCGTGTAATAGAAAGCATCCGATGGCATAGACTTAGCACGATGCGCTCTCTCTTTGGCAGCAAACTTCTGCGACTCATTGTTAAAGGTGCGCTTAAGTTTGAAGATGAGCGAGTCTTGTCCTTGCCACTCCTCAATCTTATGCCAGTGTTCTAGTGCCCATAGGTTAAGGTGTTGGAACACATCATCAGTGGTGACTAAGTTGCGGTGGATACGAGTACATCTAGTAGCGGAGGCACGAGCACACCGATAGACAACTTCCCATAGTGCATCCTTCTCAGTCATCCTTTAGTTTCCTCGTTGCCTCTAGTAAATCATCAACTGTAATGAGATAGCCCTTGCTCCTGTTCGGGGGAATCTCACAAGTAATCTCTCTACCACCATGTCTTAAGGCATAGTGTACATGAGAACGCGGAACCATGATGACACCATGTTCTAATACAAATGCCCAGTAGTCAGCCTCGCTTGCCATTAAACCTGATGGCTCCCATGACTGCGACCTCTGGTACCAACACTCAACCTCAACATATAAGTTGTTAGTCGCGTGCCACTTGCGGTCGCGCTTTACTTCTACTGTCCTACCTTTGGTGAGTAGTTCTTCTACTAAGTTCTCGCCACCCTTACCATATCCAAAGTCTAAATCAAATGAAGATAGATTAGCCACCGATGCCTGCTCGTTTATGTAATCCTTCTGCACCTTCGGCAAGGTACACATCATTAACATCTTGACCTTCGGGCATAAAGACAGGGAACACATTGTCTAGTTCACGACTAAGATTCTTAGCCATCTCACGACCAGCGTTGTCACCATCACATAGTAAGATTACTTTCTCCCAGTCAGCCAACACGCGGGAGTAAAAAGATTTCCAGTTGTTAGCACCAGGTAATCCAATGGCAGTGAACCCAGCCTGTGTTGCAATAACTGTATCCAACTCACCTTCACATACAACTAACGATGTTGTATCATCATTGAGTGCGTTGATATTAAAGATGTGAGTCGTAGCACCTGGGCGTGACATGTACTTCGGACCACTTGCATCCTGACTTAAGGCACGAAAGCGTATGTCAATGCAACCCGATGGTGTTAGGTATGGGATAGATAACTTACCCTGGTATGGCTCGTGTCCAATCTCAGGATTCTTTACGAAGCCGAGGCGAAACATACGAGCCGTTGGTTCTGTTATACCGCGACTCTCCAGATACGGAAGAATCTCCCCTATGTTTTGAGCGTAGTTCTCCGTTGCTCTCTCCAGTAATTCTCTCTGCGATTTGCTTAGCCTCATTGAAAGTCACTCCTTCTTTCTTCATAATGATTGAGTACACATCGCCAGCCATGTCGCAGCCAAAGCATCTGAACCCACCGTTTTCTGTATTAAGACGGGCAGACTTTACTCTGTCTCCGTGGAAGGCGCAACGAACTGTTATCCAGCCACGCTTACCTTGGGGTATATCAAATCCGTAATGCTCTAGTACTTTGGCAAGGTCATGCTTAGAGTTTTGCAATAGCATCACTGAGCCTTTGTACTACATAGGACTCCTCAATGCCTTTGTTAGAAGCCTTGATGATAACCAATGGCGTAGGTGCTACCTTTAATTTCTTAGCGATGCGATAGTTCTCTGCCTCTACCTGTGCCTCACGAATCCAACCAGATAAATCTACCTTGCCATCACGCCGTGGTGCCTTGGCTTCAATAACATACGCATCATTTACTGTCTTAAGAAAGACATCACCTATGTCGTTGCGACCAGCACGAGGTAAGCGTTGCGCTTCGTACTCCTCGTCAATGAACCAGTCGGCAAGGTCAATCTCATAGGCTGCACCTCTACGCTTGTTACTCAGATCGGAAGAGCGTCGTGTAGGGAAAGAGTGTAGATCTCGGTGGTCGCCGTATCA